ACTGCCATGCAGTGGAGAAAAGTGGGAAGAAGCTATCCTGCCCACAGTGGTTTGTGACTATGAAGAATACGGCACAGCATATTTGAAATTTGTTATTGCCACCGAACAAGACTTTGCAGATGCCGAATGTGCCATTGCCGCATATCGTGCCGCAGGATTTACAGGGCACGTTTATCTAATGCCAGTGGGTGGTGTGGAAACGGTATATGCTATAAACAATCGTAATGTAGCATTGTTGGCAATGAAACACGGGCTTCGTTACAGCGATCGCTTACAAGTTCCATTGTTTAAAAACGAGTGGGGGACCTAAGTTGACAACATTTATAACAAAAGATAGATTGTTATCTGTCACATTACAAGATCGTATTACCGATTGGATTCAAGACTACGCTGAACAAGCTGGCATAAAATCTTTAGTAGTGGGTATTTCGGGTGGTATCGATTCGGCTGTGGTCAGTGCGCTGTGTGCCAGGACCGGCCTCAACACATTTGCTGTGACCATGCCCATACGTCAACGTCCTGAACTACATGATCTCAGTATACGACAAGGCATTTGGCTGGCACAGCACTTTGATAATGTGCGTCACGAAATCATTGATCTAACTTCAACTTTTGATGATTTCGAACAGCGACTTGCTACCTATCCAAACATACTGGGTCTAGCCAACAGTCGTAGTCGTTTGCGTATGGTTACTCTATATCAAATTGCACAAAGTGTCAATGGCATTGTGGTGGGCACCGGCAACAAGGTCGAGGATTTTGGTGTGGGGTTTTATACCAAGTATGGCGATGGTGGAGTAGATATCAGTCCCATTGCTGATTGCTTTAAAACTGAAGTGTGGCAAATGGGTCGTGAGCTAGGTGTATTACAAGAAATTATTGATGCACCGCCTACCGATGGGTTATGGAATGACGGACGCACAGATCAAGATCAATTAGGCGGACTCAGCTACGCTGATCTAGAAATGGCCATGCAAGTAGACGAAGCTGGCATGACCATACATGATCCAGCAATACAAGATATTGTAAACAAATATCGTGCTATCCGTAGCCGTAGTTTGCACAAAATGAATCCTATTCCGGTGTTCAAGAAATCTTAATCGCCTTTCAAAACACGGATAAATTAGTATATCATTTATCTTTAAGGACTTACATGAAAAAAATAGGATTTATTGGCATCGGCAAGCTGGGCTTGGATTGTGCGGAAGTATTCGCTGAGAAGCACGAAGTTCGTGGTTACGACATTCATCCACGGGTTAGCAATAGTGTAAAAGTATGCGACATCAGTGAAGTGGTCAACGAAAGCGAATGGATTTTTATTGCTGTTCCTACTCCACACGCCGAAGGGTACGATGGATCAGTTCCGTCAAGTCATATGACTCCCAAGGACTTTGGGCATGACGCAGTTATTGATGCCATTAACAAAGTAAATCAACATGCTACTACACCTAAAAAAGTAGTGCTGATTTCTACAGTGTTACCTGGAACAACTCGCAACAAGTTTGTTCCTTTGCTAGATAAAAAACATCAGTTTGTATATAATCCTTACTTGATTGCCATGGGTTCGGTCAAGTGGGATATGGTCAATCCAGAAATGATCATGTTGGGCACAGAAGATGGCAACCTAACCGGAGTTGCTGGTGAACTGCGAGATTTGTACGAAACAATTATGCAGAATAATCCACGCTATGAAATTGGTACCTGGGACGAATGTGAAGCTATCAAGATTTTCTACAATACATTTATTAGTGCCAAGGTTGGCCTGGTCAACATGATCCAAGACTTTGCCATGAAGATTGGCCATATCAATGTTGATGTTGTGACCAATGCCTTGGCCCGCAGCACCATGCGTATCATGGGTCCTAAATACATGACTGCTGGTATGGGCGATGCCGGTGCTTGCCATCCGCGAGACAACATTGCCTTGCGTTGGTTAGCCGAAGAATATGATATTGGCTACGATCTATTTGACACAGTGATGCATGCCAGAGAAATCCAAGCCAAGAACTTGGCCTTGTTCTTGGTTGATCAAGCGCAACGACTCAGTTTGCCGATTGTGATTCACGGCAAGGCCTACAAACCCGATGTAGAATACTGTATCGGCAGTTACAGCACCCTGGTGGGATTCTATATTCGAGAAGCTGGATTACCTGTGGTCTATGTTGATCCACTGGCCGATGATCGCACTCATTGCTTAGACACCATTGACGGGCCTGCGGTATTTTTATGGGCACACAATAGAAAGATCACTTACGAATATACCGGTAATACACCTGATACACAACCATACTGCAAAATCGAATCGGGCAGTATCATAGTTGATCCATGGCGCAAGTTACCATTTGACATGCCGGGCATTGCCGTGATGCACTACGGCAACACAAGAACCTAACAAGGACCACAATGGGACTATTTGATCGCTTCAAGAAGAAGCCAGATGTAGCGGCGCCTAAACCCGAAGCCAAACCCAAGAAGGCGGAAAAAACTGCCAAGGAGTTGGCCACAGAAAAAGGCGATCCTTACGTGACTATTCTCAGTATGGAAGTGGATCCTACTAATATGCAAAATGGTGCGTTTGAACTGGATTGGAACGACAAGTTTGTGGCCAATCTTGTTCGCGCCGGCTATCAAATGAATCCCAAAGATACTGACAGTGACATTGTTGATCGATGGTTCACTGCGGTATGTCGGAATATTGTGTTGGAAACATACGAGCAATACCGAGCCATGGATCCTGAACGTGATCGCGTTGTCAAGTCACGCAACATTGGTGATGGAAGGTCAGAAGTATCATGATCCTAGCCATTGGTGACAGTAACTTATATCCGGCTTGCACTGAGTCTGAGCAACCAGTTGACATTGACAACATGATTGTGGTATTCAGCCGGCAGTTTGCTGAATCGTTCAGTTGCTGGGCCAAGAATGGTGCCAGTAACTACTGGATTGAAAACCATATAGATTATTTCTTAGCTGACGCACGATGGGAACCCAACACAATGCTATTTATTGGCTGGACTAGTTTTGAACGAGAAGAGTGGCCTTGGTTATACAACAATATTAGTGTGTGCGGTGGTCCAGACTTTGGCATGCCCGAACCAATGAAGGCTAGATTTAACGAATGGAAAACCACACTGACCGGAGACTATTATCGTCGAATGACACAGTTCTGGCACGATAGAATACATGCCGTGCATTTAAAGTTGCGTGAGCGTGGCGTGCCACACCTGTTTTGGACTACCTATAACAATTTTGACACCATCGCCGATCATTATGATTGGCATGGAAACTTTTACAAACCCTACAGTGCCAACGGATGCATGGCCAAATGGTTTGAATCAAATTATATTTTAGCCAATGCCGGAGATCCATTTCATTATGGCGCTGATGCTCAAGCGGCCTGGGGCATTGAACTGAGTCGCTATGCCAAAGAAAATGTATTATGATTTTGTATGTCAATGGTGATAGCCACACTGCCGGCGCCGAAGCGGTAAATGCTCATGCATTTGCCGAGGACGATCCTAAATTATATTATCTAGGGCGACTGCCGCATCCAGAAAATCTTCAAGCCAGTTGGGGTAAACTGTTGAGTCTTGCTCTCAACGCTGGATTTCAATGTGAAGCTGAAAGTGCCAGTTCCAATGCTAGAATACTAAGAACTACCCGTGCTTGGCTCGCAAAACAAAAAAATAACCTACAAGATATTTTAGTTGTTATTCAATGGAGTACCTGGGAACGAGAAGAATGGCTATACGATGGCGTTTATTATCAGGTCAATGGTAGTGGGATCGATCAAGTTCCCCAGGAAGCACAGGAAAGATATCGTAGTTATATAATCGGGCTCGATTGGCGACAAAAAACACAAATGGCACACGATGAAATTTGGGCATTTCATCAAGAACTCGTGGCCCAAAATGTTCCTCATGTGTTTTTCAACGGCAACAATGATTTCAATTCCGTTACAGATCAAAAGGATTGGAGACTCACCTATATCGAGCCATACAACCCAGCCGGCACGTATCATGCCCAATTACAAGCCGCAGGAATAGAAACAGTCATGCCCAATTCATACCATTATGGACGAGATGGACATAGTTGGTGGTTCAAACACATGCTCGATTATCTAATGAAAAACAAATTTTTATGATATTTAAAATACGAAATGTTAAAAAACAATTTAATACTATACATAACTTTGGCATCCAAAATCTTATAGTGAGCGGGTGTAGCTTTACCTATAACAATCACGATACAGTGCCAGTTGCTTGGCCATATTATCTAAAAGATCTTGGAGGGTTTGATCAAGTTTTTGATTGTTCTCTTCCAGGAGCAGGCAACAGTCATATATCAGATTCCTTAATTTGGGGATTAGAAATTGAAAGACCCGATCCGGCTACCAGTTTAGTAATAGTGATGTGGAGCGGGCATGATAGGGATGACTATATATGCTCCAAGGAACACATAAACAACTATCCATTTCAAGTTAATTATAGCAAAAATGTAATGTCGGCGATCACAGGCGGTGATGCTCCAGAATGTGCAGCAAACATCAATTCGGATGGTTTAAAAAAATTGTCAATGACAAAAACTCTAGAATCTAGAGCTATTGAAAATTATCTTCATATTGCCAAAACTTATCAATATTTAAAATCTTTAAACTATAAGTTTCTATTTTTAAACTTTGTTAATCCAACGGAACCAGTAGGCGGAACCAACACGTTTGATATAAAAAAATATCTGCCAAATTCAGCAAAACAAAAACTAGATTCAATGATGACCGAAATTGTCGATCCATACCATTTTTCTGTCAAACATAGTTTTTTAGATGGCGACAACTTTCATCCTATTCCTTTTGGGCATTTAAGATGGACCAAAAAGGTATTGATGCCGCATTTACAAACTGTAATCACTTGACTTTATAACCCAAGTTGTGTTATACTAGCAGTATGAAATATGTTCTTATAGATACAGCTAATATGTTCTTTCGTGCTAGACACGGTGCTTTTCGTGCCGCTGACACGTGGGAAAAAATTGGATTTGCCCTCCATGTAACCTTAATGAGCGCCAACAAAGTGTCCCGGCGATTTGAAGCAGATCACGTGGTTTTTGCACTAGAAGGACGCAGTTGGCGCAAAGACTACTACAAACCCTACAAAAATAACCGTGCTGTAGCCCGTGCAGCCTTGACAGAAGCCCAAGCAGATGAAGATAAAATGTTTTGGGAAACTTATGATAATCTGACTAAATACTTGGCTGAAAGGACCAATTGCTCAGTTGTGAGATGTCCAACAGCAGAAGGCGACGATATTATTGCTCGCTGGATTGCATTACATCCCCAAGACGAACATATTGTTATCAGTAGCGATACCGACTTCGTTCAATTAATAGCACCCAATGTCAAACAATACAACGGTATTACAGATGAGTTAATCACCATAGAAGGAATCTTTGATGCCAACGGTAAACCTGTCAACGATAAGAAAACTAAACAGCCAAAAACCATCCCGGACCCAGCTTGGTTACTCTTTGAGAAGTGTATGCGTGGCGACTCCTCCGACAATGTCTTCTCTGCTTATCCGGGAGTTCGCGAGAAAGGGACAAAGAATAAAGTTGGTCTCCGTGAGGCCTTTGCCGACAAAGATAAACGAGGATATAATTGGAACAACATGATGCTGCAACGCTGGTCTGACCCAGATGGTGTAGAACATCGAGTGCTAGATGATTACGAACGCAACAGAGAACTAATTGATCTAACAGCACAACCCGAAGCAATCAAAGCCACAGTAGATGCTGCCATACGTGAGCAGATCAGTCACAAGGACATCGGCCAAGTCGGCGTGCGATTCATGCAGTTCTGTGGCAAATATGAATTGAACAAGTGCAGTGAATCGGCAGATAGTTTTGGACGTTGGATGAACGAAACATACAAAGGTGTGTTGAATACTTAAAAAGGAGTCATTGATATGGCATTAATAGCAAAACCCGTGGTGGACAAACAATTTTGGATCCTGCAAGAAAACAATCAAAAGGTCGGCAACATTGAAGCATGTGCCGGAGGATATCAAGTTAAAATTAACAATCAGATTGCACAATACAAAACTATAAAGTTAGCGGCTCGCAATGCCAATATTATATTCGAGCCAGCAATAAAAATTACCAAGCCTAAAGCACAGGTGGATCATGTGCATGGATATCCAGTTGCTGGCCGCGTATGCAATCCCATGTGGGACGTCAGTCAACACTTGCCTGTGTATACCAAGACAAATAAAAGCAAGAGTTGGTTTAGTGCAGGTTGGTATAATGTTCGCAAAGGTCGTCATTGGCGAACAGTATTGGCGCCCAAGTTGATTGTGTTGCAACGCTATCCATATCAAGGTCCTTACTACTCAGAATCCGAAGCTCATGACAATTCATCTCAGTAAGTTTATTGAACGTGTGCAAGGTCAGCAAGCTCG